GGTATTAATGTGCCAACACCGAAGGCTGAGGGTTTGCTTGGTGTGCGTCGGGCTATTACTCGGGGTGGTAAGCGGCCTAGTTATCATTGGCAGGTGTTTGTGACCGAGGGGGGGGAGAAGTTCTTTGCTGATATGATTGAAACGGAACTGAGAGACTTCGGACACTGGGAGTTGAAGAGATGAATTGGCAAGACCTCGTTGCCGACACGAATATGTGGATTGACAACTTTGATGATGGGCGTGGTGGTAACGCTCTTGATCGTGTTGTTGTCCACCATAACGCTGGTAAGGCGATGAGCTTTAGTGGCGTGTATGGTGCGTTCAGCTCGAATGGTACGAGTGCACATTATGATGTGGACATTGATGGCAATGTTTGCCAGTACGTCCATGACTCTGACACGGCCTGGCATTGCCCGGGCGTGAACAAGAAGTCGATTGGTATTGAGCACGCGAACTCCACTGGTGCTGATGGTGGCTGGGACATTAGTGAGGAGACACTGGATGCTGGTGCGCACCTCACTGCTGCCTTGTGTCGAGGTTACGGCTTGGGCCGTCCGCAGTGGCGAGTGAACGTCTTCCCTCATAGCGACTTCTACTCGACTGAGTGCCCGGCTTCGCTGCGTGATGCGTATGCGAATGAGTACATTGAGAAGGCTCAGCAGTACTACGACGACCTTGACCTTGAGCTGTTGAACAAGGAGGGCTGGGTGTCGCAGGATGGTGGCTGGTGGTATCGTCTGCCTGCTGGCAACTTCGAGACTGGCTGGTTTCCTGTCGCCGGTTCGTGGTACTACGCCAATGAGAAGGGCTGGATTCAGGTTGGCTGGCAGCACATTGATGGCCACTGGTACTACCTGCACCCAGTTCATGATGGGCGTTATGGTGCTATGGAGACCGGTTGGGTGAAGGATGGCGAACACTGGTTCTACCTGAACTCGAAGGGTGAGATGCAGACCGGCTGGGTGCAGCTTAAGGGTAAGTGGTATTACCTGGAAGCTAATGGCGCTATGCGTACCGGGTGGCTGTCGTATCAGGGGAATGATTACTTCTTGACTGATACGGGCGCTATGGCTGTCGGCTTGTGCCAGACCCGTCTTGATGGTGGATGCTCGATCTTCGGTGAAGACGGCAAGCTTCTTCATGGGCGTGTTGTTGTCGAACAGGACCCTGATGGTATTGTGAAGCTTGTCACGCAGCACTGAGTTGAGAATAGTGAGGGCCGGTAGCTGTAACAGTGGCTCCCGGCCCTCGTGCTTATATGCGTAAAAGCGCGCACCCTAGCACCTGGTGGTCGTGGTGCCCGTCTAGCAAAAGAGGTGCATGATGTGGGGAGAGTCCGAAAAACTCGTGTAGAATAGTGTGCTGCTCCTGTTATGGGCGGCTTTGTTTTCATAGCTTTATATGCCGGGAGTGGCCCGAATACAAGACCCGCACTGCGGGGAATACAGTCGGCCGATTCTACGCGGTTTTTCGGCTCCCGGCCACCACTCTTTCGTGGTTGGCATCCGAAATACGCCTACGTAGAAAGGTTGCACTGATGGAACTTATCCCGTTCACCTATGGGGACTCCTCCCTCCGAGTCGTCGAAATCGACTCACAACCCTGGTTCGTCGCAAAAGACGTATGCGACATACTCGGACTCGGCAACATGCACTCCTCCCTCGCCGCACTCGACGAAGACGAAAGGGGTCTCCATACTATGGATACCCCCTCGGGAACCCAGGAAATGACCATCATCTCCGAGCCAGGCCTCTACAGCCTCATCCTCCGTTCACGCAAGCCTGAGGCCAAGACCTTCAAGCGTTGGGTCACGCACGAAGTGCTCCCCTCCATCCGCAAGCATGGCGTGTACGCGACTGAGTCAGTGGTCGATGCGATGCTGGCTGATCCCGAGGCGATGATCCGGACACTGACGACACTGAAAGAGGAACGCGCTAAGCGCGCCCAGCTGGAGAAGCAGGTGGAAGCCGATGCGCCCAAGGTCGTATTCGCTGACGCTGTGGCATCCGCGAAAACCGATATCCTCATTGGTGACCTCGCGAAAATCCTGCGAGGTAACGGCGTGGACACTGGGCAGCGTCGTCTTTTTGAGTGGATGCGCACGAATGGCTACCTCATCCGACAGAAAGGCTCGTCGTGGAATATACCCACTCAAAAGGCTATGGACATGGGGCTGTTCAGGGTGAAGGAAACGGTTGTCACTTACGCGGACGGGCATACGACGGTTAACCGGACGACGAAGGTCATGGGCCGTGGGCAAACTTACTTCGTGAACAAGTTCCTCGCTCGCGTGGCCGAGAACTGACCCACGCGGGGTCGCACGCTACAAGCGCCGCTGAGAATTAAACAAAAAGCCCTGGATGCTACTCAAGTGTCCAGGGCTTTTTGCATGCCCCACGTTTTGTATAATATTTGTAAGGAGGTTTCTTGAGATGAAGAATGTCGTTCTTACTACTGATCGTACGAAGTGGCTGATTCTCACCCCGGAGCGTCGTAAGGCGCTCTATGGCCTGTTCGCTGCGATTGGCATGGTCGGTGTCGCCTATGGCGGGTGGACCGCTGAGAACTGGGAGCAGTGGTCCACGGTTGCTCAGCAGATCCTGTCCGTGATTGGCCTGCTCGTCGCGACTGTTCATACGGGTGGTACCTATTTGGCGCCTGCCTATGGTGCGCCTGACAGCGACACCCACTAATTGCCTCGTGGCCCTGTCGCATCATGTGGCAGGGCCACACCACTACCAATAACAATTTAAGGAGTTGAACAATGCCACGTATTGTCGGTAGCGTTAAGACAGCCGCGGGTGATCACGTGATGATCAGCCTGTATGTGACGCCTAAGCCTAGCCCTGTCGGCTCGAACAATCCTGTCACTGACATCCTGGTTGGTGGCTACGTTGTGCAGAACACGATGCAGCCGGTGTCGATTGACCTTGAACCAGGCACGTACGACGTACGCATCACAGGCCCTGGTGGTGTCATCGTGGAGAAGGAGGTCGGCCTTGCTGAAGGCCAGGAGGTGTCGCTGAGTGCCCTGGTGGGTAACACGCCTGTTGTGCCTCACCCGGTTGCCCCTGTCGTTAACATCAACGTGACGAGGCCAGAGATTCACGTGGTGGCCTCCAAGGCGGAAGCTGAGGCACTGCCTGACGGCTCCTACTACTTCCTTATTGAGCACCCCGCATCGACACCGACGCTGATTGCTCACGTGGGCGGCCAGTACACGGGCGACACAGGCACGGTCACTGTCGATGGCAAGGCCGGGGACATGGTTGTTGTCGCGCTCAACGTGAAGGCCCAGTCCGACCAGGCGTTCACGTGGCCTGCTGGTTGGACAGTGCTTGTCGAACCCTACTGGATTGGTACCCAGCAGTCTGTTATTGCTTACGGGCCGTGGAGTGAGGCTATCGTCTTGAAGACAGCCAAGGCTGTCGAGGCAGGCTATGTGGCCCTGTCGGTGCGCGGTGGTGGCACGCCTACGGCAGGTAGGACGAAGGATAGGTCGAAAGAGCCGACAGAGACTGTGACAGTCACGGCTCCGAAGGTTGGCGGCGCAGCTGGTCTTGTGTTCGCGTACGCGTTCGAGCGCACGGCGTCTGATGAGACTCGTAGCCAGATCACACTAAGCGAAGGCTGGGAGCTTGTGGACTTCGCGGCTCAGTCTGGCTCTAACTTCCAGACGGTGGCGGTTGCGCAGGGTAAGGGTGACACGGACGCTACGTTCACGTACCCGAACGCTCAGTCGACGAATGGTCTTGGCGTCCAGGTGGTGATCCCCGGTGCCTGATCTGTGGATGCGTCGCGCTGGTGGTGACGTGCGTGGCACGATGTGGGAACGCGCCCAAGGGGGTGACAGGTGGGTGGCTGGCACTCGCACGGTGTCGAAGCCTGCGCCTACTGGCGCTGTCGTTGATCGCTTCCTGGCTTCTAAGCCTTTCTACGTGGCTCACAGGCTTGGTGGCACTGAGTACCCAGAGTTCACTCGCCAAGGCTTGGATGCGTCGTTGCGTGCCGGATTTAAGGCGTTGGAGCTGTCTGTGCGCCGCTGCTCGACCGGTGAGTTCGTGTTGATCCACGATTGGGTGACCACGCGTACGGTGCCGGGCACGGACTATCAGATCTGGAACACGCCCTGGTCTACGCTGTCCGGTCTGCGGCAGGCATCGGGTGGTTTCATGCAGCTAAAGGATGTTGTTGATCAGGTAGGCGACGACATTGTGCTGGCTATCGACCATAAGGTTACGTCGAGTAAGCCGACTGGTTCGCAAGGGGATATGGACTCTGAGAAGGAGTTGTTCGATTATCTCGACACCATTGCGAATGCTAAAGATCGGGTGTTGATCAAGCAGTTTATAAATGGTGGTATCGCTGGTCGCGCGAAGGAGAAGGGGTACAAGAGCATGTGCATGATGTACCCGAATGAGGTTGCGGGTGCGGACCTGTCGGGCTTTGATGTGCTGGGCATGG